GAGGGTAAATATGCCATTGTATCTTCTCCAAGTAGTCTGAGCAACTTATTCGGGCACGTAGTAACCCTTTACGGCGTAAAAGAAAATAAAGAGCTGTTAGTTGCTAATTCTAGCGTGCATTTTGAAAATAATAAAAGTAATCGTGAACTTAAATTGACATATCCTATGGTTTTTCAAAACTTTATAGGTCAAAAAGATAATACGCCCGATGTATTAGATAACTACCTAATAAATATCGTTTCGTTACCTACAGAATAGGAGTGTAAACTATGATAAACGCATTACATTTACTATGGATTGTTCCGCTTTCAGCATCAATCGGTTTAATCGTCACAGCCTTGTGCGTGGCATCAAAAAGATAAGGAGAAATTATTATGGAAAAGTTGAAATTTTTATTCGTAGGAATAGGCGGTGTTCTTGCCGCCTATTTCAAGGCATACATACCGCTTATGGTAATTGTAGCCATTGCGGTGCTGTTTGACATCGTTACAGGCGTTATTGCGGCGGTGTACACAGGCGAAGGTCTTAACAGCAAAAAAGCACGTCTCGGCGCACTCAAAAAGGCGACAATGTTCCTTGCACTCGGCTTTGGTATCTTTCTTGACTATCTCATACCAATGGCAACGGCGCAGATTGGCTTTGAGGTATCTGCAAAGCTGTTATTTTCAAGCATAATCGCTTTTTATATTGTGTTTACTGAATGTGTTTCTGTTTGTGAAAATCTGTTTAAATGCAATCCTCACGCTTTCCCGAAATGGATTGTTAATCTACTCACAGACGGTATTACGCATTTAGACAAAATCAACAAAAAGGATGATGAGTAATGTTCAAAATTGCATATGACGCTGGTCATTGGTATGGTGAAGCGGGTCGACGGATTTTAGAGTCTATCGACCCGAACGAGACAAGGGAATGGACGCTCAACGATAGAGTTGCAGACTATTTCAAAGAGGCGGCTTTACAGTATAAAGATGTTGAGTTGCTTCGTGTAGACGATGTCACAGGCAAAACGCACGTGTCACTCGCAACACGAACAACTAAAGCAAACAATTGGGGTGCAAACTTCTATTTGTCTATTCACCACGACGCAGGAATAGAAGGCGGTAGAGGTGGCGGTGTGACTGCTTTCTGTTATATGAATGGTGGTCAAGCTGAAAAGTACCGAGACTGCATATACGACGAGATAATTGCACAGGGCGGTCTCAAAGGAGATCGAAAAGATCCGAAGCAGACCGCAAATCTTCACGTTCTCCGTGAGACCGATATGCCCGCCGTATTGGTTGAGTATGGTTTTATGGACTCAGTTGTGGACGCACCTATTATAAATACCGCTAAATACGCTCAGTTAGTTGCGTATGCCACAATGGCTGGCATTGCAAAAAAGGCTGGCTTAAAGAAGAAAGAGGAATTGAAAATGTCAAAAACAAAATTCAAAGACGAAAATAAAATGTCGTCGTGGGCTGTAGACTCTATAAAGAAAGTGTCTGAGGCTGGCATTATGAACGGTGACCCTAACGGCAAATTCAGACCAAAAGACTGTGTATCGAGAGAAGAGCTGGCGGTAGTTGTTGCGAAATTGCTTAAATAAGGAGGTTTAAAATGACAGCGAATAAAGTTATTGAAATCGTTGACGAAATACGTCCGAATGCATACGACGGCAAGGTTAAATTCCGTTGGATAAACGAACTTGATTGTTTGGTGCAAAAGTTAGTGTTTCAAAACGAAACTGTCACTCCCCACGTTTACCCCGACGATATGGATAAAGAACTTTTAATACCCGCTCCGTTTGATGATGTGTACAGTATGTACCTTGAAGCGAAGATAGATTATTACAACCGAGAATACGAGAATTACAACAATTCCGTAATGGTGTTTGACGAACGCTTTAATGAGTACAAAAAATCATATATCAGAGAGCATCCAGCAAAGGGGTGAGCGTATGCTATTACCTTATTTACGAGACGTTAAAAACAAATCGAAAAAGTATAGCACGGTTTTCAGGGGAATTAACTACGGCGAGGGAACGCAGGACGGCGAGTTTTCTGAAACTCTTAATCTTTCTACCGACTTGTACCCTTGCATTACCCAAAGATCAGAGAGAATAAAAATAGGGCAGTATACAAACCCTACTGCCTTGCACGCCAAAGGTAAATTGCTTGTTATAGACGGAACTAAAGTTTTATACGACGGCGTAGAGGTCGGAACAGTAACCGAGGGCAAGAAACAGACCGCAACAATCGGTAACTATATTGTTATATTCCCTGATAAGGTTTATTACAACGTGGCTGAAAAGAAATTCGGAAACATGCAAGAGACTTACAAAGCAACAGGGCTTGTGTTTACCGACTCGACAATTACCACGACTGGAGCTGACTTTCCGTTCAGAGAGGGCGACGCTGTACGCATAACAGGGTGTTCGAACAACGGAAACAATTACCCGAACAAAGAACCTATTATACGTGCTGTATCTGCCAAAGTGCTTACCTTTAATAAGAACGAGTTTACCGCAGGAACGGAAAACGGTGAAGTCACAATAATTCGATTTGTGCCTGACCTTGATTTTATCTGCGAGAACAACTACAGACTTTGGGGAACACGCGGAAACACAATCTATTCAAGTAAATGGTCCGACCCACTTAACTTCGGTGTATTCGACGGAAACGTTGACGACAGTTATAACATCGACGTAGGTAGCGAGGGCGAATTTACAGGCTGTATTCCCTACTCGTCGCATATCTGCTTTTTTAAAGAAAACACTTTGCACAAGATTTACGGAACAAAACCGATTAATTTTCAGGTTACTACATCTAACGTGTACGGCGTTCAGAGCGGGTGCGAAAAGAGTATGCACATCGTAAACGAACAGCTTTTATATAAAGGCGTAAACGGCGTATATGCTTATACAGGCGGTGTTCCTGAGCTTATAAGTGATAAGTTCGGCAACAAACGTTTTTCAAATGCTGTGGCGTGTTGTGACGGCGAGAAATACTATATCTCAATGAAACAAGGTGGCGAGTATGGCTTGTATACTCTTGACGTAACTAAAAACATTTGGCTTCGTGAGGACGATACACAGGCAGTCGATATGACGTTCTATAACGGCAAGATCTATTACATAGACAATAAAGGCGGTTTATATTGCATAGATAAGACCGCAGACCGTTCAAATATCGAATGGGGTGCAACGTTCTGTACAATCCACGAAACAATAAACGAGCGTAAGGGATATTCAAAGTTCCATTTGCGTATGGACTTATCGGCTGGTGCTTGGCTTGCGGTAGATATTAAGACCGACAACGATACAGAGTGGCGACAAGTCTATACAACGCACAACGAAAAGGCAAAAACAGTAAGCGTGCCGATCATTCCTACACGGTGCGACAGCATAGACATACGCTTGCGAGGTAAAGGCGAGTGCATAATTAAAACGTTTGTTCGTGAATTTACAACAGGGAGTGATGTTTAATGATATTCTCGCAATCATTGAATAGAATTGACGCAGGAAACCCACAAGAAGCCATTAAAAAAATGGCTAATCACATCAAGTATATTCAGGAACAGTTAGAGTATACTCTGCTAAACCTCGATAGCCGTAACATAATTGAGATCAACACGGACAAAACAACCGTGACCGACTCAACAGGTGATACGAGTATCGGTTCGTCAATTCACCTGACGGGCAAAAACGGCGAAAGTTTTTCGGTCGGCAAAAACAAAGACGGAGATTTTGAGTTCTCTGTTACAGGCAAAAACGGAACGCAAACCCTATTTTTAGACAGTTCGGGAAATTTAGTTATAACAAAACACACAAACCTCACCATTGACGGTGGGGAATGGTAAAGGGGGAATTTTTTTAAATGGCTTATGTTAAAAAGAACTTAGGCAACACTTGGGATAAAGATACAGACTATCAAGCGATAATTAACGATGCCGTAAAGAACAAAGACTATCAGACCGCCGCACAGGCTGAAAAACTGCGTAATGATAAAATCAACGCTACAGGCAGTGATTACGCCACAACCAATAAATATTCAGGCTGGCTTGATACTACCGACTATTCAACGATAGGCAAAAACCAAATGGCAAGCGGTGCAGGCTGGCAGGACGTACTCGATACATACAACAAGCGATACAATAAGTCAGCTAATACGGTCGGCTTGGAACAGTACGCAAACGACGACACACAAAAAGCAATGTGGCAGTACGTTCAGGATAATATGAAGCAGACCAACCAAAACACAAACGGCGGTCAAACTTGGTTGGAAAATTATATGCAGGCAAATCCCACTCCAACTAACAACGATAAATATTTGCCTGTTGCAGACGAAATTCTCAAAGAAATACTTAGCCGTGAGGATTTTTCTTACGATGTAGCAAACGACCCATTGTATCAGCAGTATGCAGAAATGTATCGTAGAGAGGGCGACAGATCGGCGAAAAACACCTTAGCAGATGCGGCGGCGAGTGCTGGCGGTATGAACTCATACGCAATCACGGCGGCAAATCAAGCGGCAAGCAATTATAACGCACAGTTGGGCGACAAAATCCCCGAATTGTACCAGCTTGCTTACGATATGTATTTAAGAGACAAAGAAAGCAAGGTTCAAGACTTAGGACTCGTACAGCAAATGTCAGACTCTCAGTACAACCGTTACAGAGATACAATGTCCGATTACAAAGACGACAGAAACTTTGCATACGGTGCGTATCAGGACGATGTTTCACAGGGCAACTGGCAGACACAGTTTGATTATAACCAAATGGTTAATGACCGTGATTTCAATTATGAGGACACTTGGAGAAACAAAGAGTGGAACGCCGAACAAGAGGATAAGACACTTAATAACACTCGTTATGAGCAGGAAACTGCAAAAGAGGAAGTGTGGAACTTAATCGGTTTAGGTGTCACACCGAGTGCTGATTTAATTGCAAGAGCGGGAATGTCGCAGGCTGACGTAAACCTTGCTGTAGCGGCAGTAAAGGCACAGAGTACAAAGTCAAGCGGTGGTTCAAGCAAAGGTTCAAGCGGTGGTTCAGGCGGCGGCAACAATGGTTGGACTGGTGACGACACAGGCGACGACACGGGCAATGATGAACCAAAAGGAGTTGCCGACGGAATTGAATTAGGTATAGGCCCTCGCAGTAGAGAGCTTATATTAAGACTTGCCGAAGCTGGACTTATAACTATAAACGAGGACAACACGGCAGAGTGGAACGACGGCTGGGGACCGAGTAACTGGGAAAGAGGTTTAAAAATGGCGGAAGATGCAAAAATCGCCCTCCCTGGATTTAATTTCTAAAATAAGGAGTATCAAGTATGGCAAATAAATCAGACCCCAATGCTTTAAAAAGACTTCGTGAAAGTGTTTATAAAGAGAAGTCAGAAAAGAATAAAGAAAAGTTAGAAATGCCTGTTAAAAATAACGTTGGCGTACGCAATGCAGTTTCCGACCCTGTTGCTTTAAATAGGCTACGTGAGGCTGTCCGCAAAGATAAACAGAATGCTACCATTAGCTTTAATAATGTAGACACTTCTGCAACGGAAAAAGAACCGAGAACGTTTGTGACAGACACAGCGAGTGCTTTTAAAACCGCAAAGAACAAGACTACCAATACAACCACAATAACAAGTGATTTAAGTGATGCTGATCGTAAAAAAAGAATTAACGAGATAAACAGCGAGTTATCCGAAATCAGCAGAGCGTTAAGCGGTTTATCACGAGCCGAGGTATACGGAAACTCTGACTATATTACCAAATCGAGAAACGATTATCAGACAAGATATGCAGAACTTGAAAAAGAGTTAGACACTCTCAACCGTACAGGAACGTTCACAGAAGCAAAAACCGTAGACTTTGAAATTGAGGACGCCCAAGAAAAAGTCGCACGGTTAAACAGTGAACTTGCACAGTATGGTAGCCGTCCGAGTGCAGATGTTGCGGACGAGTATCGCCAAAAATCAAGCGAATTGTTCGCCGCACAACAGGAACTTGACAACCTGAAAAGAGAAAAAGGCTTGTACACCGACATAACCAAATATGCCGACGTTGTAAACAAGGATGATTACGACGGTTTCGGTGCTGGCTGGAAAAACTTTTGGGGTCAATCACGTGCCAATTACCGCAATGCCGAGTTAAGCCGTGAAGCCGACAAGGCTTTCAACCTTTATTTAGACAACCCGACAGAAGAAAACAAAGCGATTGCCTACGCTTATGACGCATTAGTCAGACAGTATGCGGAGAACAATGAAAACGCCCTCGACAATGAGGGCGAAGTTCTCCCGTGGCTTTCAAAGAGTGCCGCAGGATATTTGCCTCAGTTTAAAGACCAAATCTTGCCCGAATTGGTTGGTGGCGGTGTTGGTCTTTTGGCTGGTTCGGCGGTGGGTATGCCTACCGTTGGTGCAAGTGCTGGTGCTGGTATCGCAACAGGCTTTCAAAGTTACGGCGTTATGCGTGGCTCTGTATATAGAGCATTGCTTGCCGAGGGTATTGACGAAGAAACAGCATTAGAGGCGGCAAACGACGAAGCTCTTTTAAGTGCAATTATCGAGGGTGGCGAAAGTGCAGTAAGCTGGCTTGTTGCTGGAGGTGGTAAAGCTCTCGGTGCTATCGGCAAAGCCGCACAAACAGCAGTCGGTAAAGGTAGTACAAACGTAGCTACAAAGCTTATCGCAGATATGGCAACAAAAGGAGCAACGAAAGCAGTCACTAAAGCGGCAACAACTGCCGCAAGTCCGTTGTGGAAAACAGCTTTACGCACGGGTGTCGGCGTTGTCGGTAATGCTATTTCAGAATATGGCGAAGAATTTCTGCAAGAAGGTGTTAGCATTGCAAACAAAGACCGAGCATTAAATGGCAACAAAGACGATAGCCTTTTGTTAAACACAGGAAAAGTAGTCGGTCAAGCTATCACAGGCAAGAACGACGAAGCGTTTGAACAAATGCACGGAGCGGGTAAAGAAGGCTTTAAAATCGGCTTGATGTTCGGTGGCACACAGACTGTTGTAAATAACGTAGTAACTCATTACGCAAATGCTAAAACTGAAAGTATGAAAAACGATGTAGCTGATGCAGTCATTGAGGATGAAGAAAGCCTTAACGCTCTTATCGACGAGGGCAAGTCAAGCGGTGGTGTTGCTGAAAAGCTTGCAAAAGAGGTTGAAGCCGCAAAAGAAAACGGCAAGGTTACAAGAGGTCAGGTAAAAAGGCTTATCGAGACAAACGAAGTCTATATCAAGAACGAGACTGAAACCAATACCGAACCCGATACACTCGAAAAGGCGGCAATGGACGTTGTTGCACAGCGTAACGAAGAAATACAGCCGAAACCGCAGGAAATTTCAAACGAGGCTGTTGTTTCTGCCGAAACTGACAAATCACCTATAGAAGAACAAAAGGGTGTTAAATCGCCTTTAGAAACCGCAGAGACGAAAGCAACAGAGGCGGCGTTTGAAGCTGGCAGAATGAACGTGCCGAGAGAAAGTCTGACTTTTGAAACGCAGGAGCAGGAAAACGCCTATAATGCTGGACGCATAGAGCATATAAAAAATATGAATTCCGATAGTTCTACTCAGAATAATATTGAAAATTCTGAAAATGTGGAATATAATGGGAGCGAGAAAAAGAGCGTCCGTACTAAAAAGAGCGATTGGACGGCTACAGACGTTGAATACACTATCACTGATAGAAAAATGCCTATTGCGTATAGCACAAGGGCAACGAGTGATCTTATAGAAGCCTTGTCAGACGATAACCCGACGGCAACAATAAGCGAACTTAAAGACCTTGTTGATTATGACCAAGAAGCAAAAAAGGTATTGCAACAGTACGTTGATGCTGGGTATGGAAACACGACTGCAAGTGATTTCTTTAGTCGCAAAATCTCTAACACAGCAGGCGACGTGAAAGATACCGATCTGCAAAGCATATTAGAGCAGACCGCAAAGGAAAAAGCGGCAAAATCTAACATTATAAATTCTGAGGAATTAGACAACGCAATTAAACGTGGTACAGGCTTTGTAGACGGTAAACAAAGAGTGATTGAGTTTTATAAAACCAACCCGAGCAAAGCCGAAGCCGTTGAGTTCCTCAAAAAAGAGTATGGTCTTGGTGGCGCAACGCATTATTTTACCGACGGCACAAGAGGCGGTTATAGCACTGATAGCAAAGGCTTTAAACTTTCTCAAAATGGCGAAAGTAATATTTATTCTTGGGGAGAAATAGACAAGCACATTCGCAATCTTATCGAAAACGGTACTTATACCGAAGATAATATAAAGGAGAAAAACACCAATGTCACAGGAGAAGAAACAATTTCCGACACCAGCGAAAACCGACAAGAAACTGACTCCGCAGGAGAGGGAACAAATTCGGAACGCATTTCGAGAAGAATTAAGGAGATATTACGAAAGTCGTCCGTCGAGAGAGCACATAAGAGCTTTGAGAGGGGAAGAAGATTAGAGCAAAAAGAGACCTCTATAGCTTTTGAAGAACGTACGCAAAGAGAAGGATACAGATATGTAACCTTTGGCACAGGTGCTATTGCGTTCAAAAATGCTCCAACAAGCAAGTGGAACGAATACGCAAAAACAGCCGCCGAAACTCTCGAAAATTTAGGTTTTACTGTTGTTGTTTTTGACGGAGAATTTCTTTCAAACCATAAAGGCGTTACACTATCATCGTCAGAGGGCATAACTGTCGGTCACGAAGATATGACGACAATCTTTATGTCGGCAAACTTAGGTGTTGACGGTATGGAAACCGCATACCACGAAGCATTTCACGCTCTGCGACGTATGAATAGCGGTGCTAAGTACCACTATAAAATGATTGATATCGTTTCAAATGGTGTAAACATAGAAAACGAATCGTTTGATAACCTCGTTTCTGATATTGCCGAACTTTATGCACACGAGGTTAAGGATGTTTCGTTCGACCGTTTTGCAAAGGAAATTACAGAAGAATTTTACGCTTGGTATATTGGGAGAATCTATGCAAAAACAAACGAGCATAGTGTTGATGTGCTCGCATACATCAAAGAATTTTCTAATACCGATAACATTAAACCTCAGCTTGATGCGGTATATGGAGAGTTAATAAAACAAAAGGAGAATGCAAACAATGTTCACACTGGAGTACTGGATAGAAAAGGCGACACTAATAATGGAGGACTACAATCCGAGCCTGTACAGGAGACTGAAACTGACTCTAACTCTGAAAAAGAGAGTAAAGACCTTGGCGAAAATGTCGCTGACGAGAACGGAACAACTGTACAAGCTTCTGAAAGAGAGACGCCTACCGAAAGACAACTCGACAGCAGAAGTGACGACGACGGAGTGGGAGAATCAGACGACAGCAATGGAGATAGCGGAGTCGGAACTCGTGGAAATGATAATGTCAATGAAATAAAATCAAAAGACTTTACCATTACAAAAGCTATAGCAGAGGATATAGACACCAAAGCACCGAGCATTGATGATAATATTAATGCTATTAAAGTGTTACAGGAACTTGAAGCAAGCGGCAAAATGCCGACAAAAGCACAGCAAGCTATACTTGCAAAGTTTAAAGGCTGGGGCGGTTTGGCAAATGCTTTTTGGCGTGAGAGAACCCGACTTAAAGAGATTATGTCAGACGAGGAAATTTCAGCCGCACAAAGCACAGTAAACGACGCTTACTTTACACCTACTGGAATTATTGATAGCGTGTATAAGGCGTTAGCACATTTAGGCTTTGAGGGTGGTAACATATTAGAGCCGTCAATGGGTGTTGGTAATTTCTTCGGTAGATTGCCGAAAGCTATTAAAGATAATTCTTCCTTGTTTGGTGTAGAGATTGACACCATATCGGGTAGAATTGCACAGCATTTATATCCGAGTGCAAAAATCGAAATATCGCCGTTCCAAGACGTCGCATACAAGGACGGAGCGTTTGACTTGATTATCGGTAACGTTCCCTTTGGCGAGGTTAAGTACAAGTACAAGAACAACAAATACTTGATACACGACTATTTCTTTGTTAAGGCTATGGATAAGCTCAATGACGGTGGTATACTTGCGTTCTTAACATCAAAAGGAACGCTTGACAAACTCGATGTCAGAACGAGACAAGAGCTTAACAGACAAGGCAACATCATAGCGGCGTATCGTTTGCCGTCAAATGTATTCTCCAAAAGTGCAAGTGCAAACGTTGTAACCGACCTTATCATTATGCAGAAGTCGGCAAATACAAACGGCGAAAAGTTTGTGAATATCGGTAGCGTTGAGATAGACGGTGAAAACTTTTCTATAAACGAGTATTTTGTAAACAATCCTCAAAACATTATTGGTAAGCTTACATATAAAAGGAATTGGCGTACTAATTCCTACGAGCTTGATGTTGATGCAACTGGCAATGTAGCGGATCAACTTGCAAAGGCTATTAAAAAGTTACCCAAGAACCTATTAAACGGAACACAGACCGTCGGTAGCGTTGATGTTACCGAGAACAATGCGCCGATGCAGACCTTTACTGTTACTGAAAGCGGCGACGTTGAGTACATTGACGCACAAACAGGCGAAATAAAGCAAATCAAAAATAGAAATGCTACAATCGCAAAAGAGTATATAAAGCTTAAAGGTGTATACCAAAGCCTTATTGACTCAACCTTAAACGACGAGGGTACAACTGTTGTTGAGAGCAAACGAAAAGAGCTTAACACTTTGTACGACGGATTTGCTAAAAAGTACGGTACTTTAGAGAAAAACAAAAAGCTCTTATCAGCAGACAATGACTTTGTTAAGTTGTCGGGCCTCGAGGTATACGATACCAAGACAAAAACAATCATTAAGTCTGAAATGTTTTCAAAGGACACTTTGGGCAAGAAAAAACCCAAGAAAGCAGATAGCGCCCTTGACGCTTTGAGCATATCAATCGGTGAGTCGGGCGGTGTAAATCTTGCACGAATTTCAGAATTGACAGGGCTTTCTGAAGCAGAGGTAGTAAAACAGTTAGAGGATAGAATTGTTTTCACTCCTGACGGAACATACGAACTGAACGAGGTTTATTTATCGGGCAATGTTCGTGAGAAGTACAATGCAGTAAAAGGCAAAAAAGGCTTCGAGAAAAACGAGCGTATGTTAAAAGACGTTATTCCCGAGGATATTCCTGCGAAAAACATAACCCCGCAATTTGGTTCTCCGTGGATAAAACCCGAGTATGTTTCACAATTCCTAAATCAAACGCTTAACCTTTACTCGACACCTACCGTAAGCTATGACCCAACAACTGGTACTTGGTCAATTTCAAGTGATAGTTGGGGCGACCATACACTTATGACACAAAAATACGGCACAAAGTATATGGACGCTATAAAGATTGCTGAAAAAGCATTGAATATGCGCCGCATCGTCATAAAGAACAAAGACGGAATGGTGCTTGTAGGTGAAACAAGAGCCGCACAGCAGAAAGCGGAGGATATTAAAACCGCCTTTGAGGAATGGTGCTTCAAAGACGCTGAACGCAGACAAGACCTTGTTAAGACTTTTAACGAAAAATTTAATTCCAACAGGAATATGGACTTTTCAGAGCTTTCAAAATATCTCACATTTAACGGCTTGACAGATAACTTTAAATTGAGAGATTACCAAAAACGAGCGGTAGCGAGAGCGGTATTTAACGGCAACACTTTACTCGCACACGGCGTTGGTACGGGTAAGACTGCTGAAATGATTGCGATCGCAATGGAATTAAAGCGTATGGGAATTGCCAAGAAAAATATGATGGTAGTTCCGAACCACAAGGTTGCTGACTTTAGAAACGATATTTTAAAGATGTATCCGTCGGCAAAGGTTATTATGCTTGAAAAGGGTGCGAATGCTTCTCAAAGACAAAGATATTACGCACAAGTAGCGGCTAACGATTGGGATATTGTTATTATTCCTCATTCATCGTTTGGTATGCTTGACGTGTCAGAAGATACAAAGATCGCTTTTGTATCAAACCAAATCGCAGAACTTGAAGAAGTGTTGACGTCGGCACAGCTCCAAAAGGGAAAAATTGATAACAGATTTATAAGACAACTCGAAAAGCAAAAGAAAACCCTTGAAGAAAAGCTCAAACAAATAACAGAGTCGGCAAAGGATATTGGTAACACCTTTGAGGAATTGGGCGTTGATAGTTTGTTTGTTGACGAAGCTCATAACTTTAAAAATCTGCCGTTCTATTCAAAGCTCAGCAGGGTCGCTGGCGTATCAATAAACCAACCCAACAACAAAACAAGGGCAAGCCGTGCCGAGAATATGTTTATGATTACCGATTATCTCAACAGAAATAGCGGTAGAATTACATTCGGTACAGCGACACCTATTACCAACTCAATGTCCGAAATCTACAATATGATGAGGTTTTTACGCCCTGACATATTGCAGGACGCAGGATTGCAGTCTTTTGACGCTTGGGCTTCTATGTATGGGTCTATTGTCAATCAAGCAGAGGTTGACCCGTCGGGCAGAAAGTTCAGAATGAAAGAAAGATTTTCTAAGTTCAAGAACGTTTCGCAAATGGTAGAACAGTTCAGACGAATGGCTGATATTCTCAAAACAGGCGACGTAATTCAAGAATTACCCGAGGTAGAGAGAGTTGACGTTATAAACGAGTCGAACGAGATACAAGAGGAATTTCTTGACATCATTGACAAAATGATTGACGAAATCCGTACAAGCGGTCAAAACGCAAAACATAATATGTTGGAGGTTACAACCGCAGGACAAATGGCGGCGGTAGACCTTAGATTTGTAGAGTCGTACTTTGCGGGCGAGTATACCAAAGAGGACTTAAACCTCGCAAACAATAGAATTTCACGAGTAGCTGAGAACGTTGTTAAGGAATACAACGACAGCAACGCAAAAAAGGGTACGCAGTTTGTGTTCTGCGACGTTGGTATAAACGACGACCCCACAAAGAAATACAATCTCCACGTCTACGGCGATTTGATCAACAGACTTGTTGCGGCGGGAATACCGAGAAATGAAATCGCTGTTGCACAGGACTTTGAGGACAAAGCCGATTTAAGTGCGAGAGTGAACACAGGCGAAATCCGTGTGCTTATCGGTTCTACTGCTGTAATGGGCGAGGGTATGAACGCCCAAAACAAAGCAATAGCCTTGCACCATATGACCGTTCCGCACAGACCGTCAGACATTGAACAGCGTGAGGGTCGAATTATCCGTTATGGTAACGAAAACAAGAAAGTACGTATTTATCGCTACATTCAGGAAAAGTCATACGACAGTTACCAATGGCAGATGCAGGAGAGAAAAGCAAGCTTTATCAATCAAGCGTTATCGGGCGGTACTGTTGAAGAACTTGAGGAAATGTCCGATTTCCAGCTTACCGCAAGAGAGGCGAAAGCAATCGCTTCAGGCAATCCGTTGTTGCTTGAAAAGATTGAAGTCGAGGACAAACTGAATAAGTTAAAATCACTCCGTAACAAATTCAACACCGATAAACTCGAAATGAAAGACCGCTTATCCATATTGCCGAGCAGAATTAGGGAGTTAGAAACATCTATTGCTAATATGTCCGCCGATATGGAAACAATCAACGCTAACGCTACAAAGGACTTTGAAATCACTTTCGGTAAAACAAAATATACTGAGAGAGCAAAAGCCGCCGAAGCGTTGGATAAAGTAATAAGCAAAGCTCCACGCAACGGCACAAGAACCCTTATAGGTAGCTATAGAGGACTTGAATTGTATTACAGCTCGTCAATCGGCAAAGGTACACAATACATTCTCAAAGGCAATACAGAGTATGTTATTGATGCTGGCGAAAGTTCGCTCGGTAATATCACAAGAGTAGTAAACCGTCTTGAAAAGTTACCGACAAACATACAGTCGTCTAATGCGATGCTGGAAAACTATAAGTCGGAAATAGAGACCATTAAAAACGAGGTTTCGGCAGAGTTTCCCAAAGCAAAGGAACTTGAAGAATTACAAACCAAACTTAACGACATTGATACACAGCTCGGTATTAATGTAAGTGAGGTTGATATGAGCGACGTTGTTGTAGGCGATGAGGACGACGACACCGACTCAATGATAGACATTGAGGACAGTGCAGAGGATAGATGGACGACAACCCGAACAGGCGATAATAAAAAGCCTAAGAGTATATCTGAAATCATTGCTACTATTGAACACGACTTTGGTCTCAACGTAACCACAGGACACGTAAGAGGCAAAGGCGTATTAGGTAAGTACGAGGTAAAAAGCCACGGAATACGTACCAAGATAGCGAATAACCTCCCTGTTGTATCTCACGAATTAGGACACTATTTCGAGAGAACGTTCGGCATTAAAGAGCAATTGACCGAGGAAATGCAAGAGGAATTATTATCACATCTCGACGAAAGACTTGCAGAAAACTACTCTGACGAGAAATTAATTCGTGAGGGCGTTGCCGAGTATGTAAGACGTTTCTTAAAAAACAGAGAGACAGCGACTATTGATTATCCGTTATTTACTGATTGGTTCTTAAAGTGCTTTACTCCAAAAGATTTAGCAAAGTTTGAACAGCTTGCGGACGATATTAATGCATACTATTCACTTGACGCAGATACAGCGACAAGCTCTATCAGACTTAGAGAAGAAGGCGACATTGATTTACGTACTCCTGCTGAAAAGCTACAAGATACCGCAAGCCACTTGTATCAGGCTTGGGTCGATAGTAACCACTCTATTAAGAGATTTGATAAAGCAACAGGAAGTAACGCTTATATCCTTGCAAGTAATGCGGCATACTCTGACGCAATCGCAGGACAAATCATCACAAGCGATTTAACCGACCAAGACGGCAAATATGTTACGGCTGGTTTAAAGACTGTCTTAAACGGCATAAACCTAAGCAACAAAGAAGAATACCGCTTGTTTGGTGAATACCTTGTCGTTAAACACGGACCCGAACGTTTAAGAGAGGGTATGCGAGTATTCGCAGACGACAGGAAAAATAGCACAAACTTTATGGAACGCAGACAAGCAGACCTCGAAGCACAATACCCGCAGTTTGCTGAGGTTTCGGAAAGACTGTATAACTTCATTAAAAAGTTCTATGAGACTTGGGGCGTTAAAACAGGGCTTATCTCGCAAGAAACGCTCGAAAATTGGGGTGATCGCTGGGAGTTCTACGTTCCGTTTAATCGTGCAGTTGGCAAAGAACAAAGCCGAATAGGAGCTAAAAGAGGTTTTGCAAATCAGAACAGCACTCTTAAGAAAGCAAAAGGCGGCGGTCAGGATATTTACAACCCTGTTGATAACCTTGTGGATAATATCGTAAAAATGGTAAACGCTGGCGTTAGAAATAACGTAATGCTTACCTTGACAAAAAGTGCTTCAAAACTCGGAGCAGAGGCAACGTTCCTTGAAAAAGTACCGATGCCGTTATCCGTTACTAAAATGGATATGACAGGCGTTAAAGAAAAATTAACCGACTGGCTCGAGGAAAGCGACTTGGACGACAAGAGCAAAGAAAAAGCCGAGGGCGTTGTAAACAATCTTGATGATATATTGCTACAGTACGGCAGAGGCAAGGCTGGCGGTAATGTTGTCACGGTATTAGTTGACGGAGAACCGCAAGCTTGGAAAATTAACGACGTTGATTTATTACGTTCATTAACAAGTTTATCGCCTGCAACAATGGACGGCATTTTAGACAGCGTTGCTGTATTTACAAGATTTATGACAGCCAACATCACAGGCAACAATGTTGTTTGGTCAATATTCTCAAACTTGCCTCGTGACTTTGGAACATTCTTTACCTACTCTAAAAACAAGAACCCTATTAAAATGGCAAAGGGTGTCGGCTCTGCGTACCTGAACAAGGTTAAAGGCAACAAAGCAGACCCATTGTATAAAGAATTTCTTGCTATGGGCGGTAGCAAAACAAGTGCATACACGGCAGACCGTGACCTTACCAAAAAAGCAAGAAAGAAATTTGCGGGAATAAAATCAAAGAACCCTATTGATTATATTGGTTATGTTTCTGATTTAGTTGAAGCGGGTCCGAGATTTGCGACTTATAAAATGATGCGTGAGGCAGGGATGTCACCACAAGAAGCATTTTATGAATCTATGGACATAACAACAAACTTCCGCAGAGGTGGACGTATTTCAAGAGAATTAAACAAGGCTGTACCTTTCTTCAATGCAAGCGTGCAGGGCCTTGACAAATTCCGTAGGTGGATAACCGCCGAGGAATTAAGCGGTACTGCTCGTAAAAAAGCAATCAGAAACCGTACTATAGTTTTTGTGACTGTTAGTATTTCACTTGCCGCAATGTCTTATGCTTTAAATAATAGCGATGATGAAAAAGAGAAAGAATACGAACAACTTTCAACCTACACTAAAAACAGTTATTGGAATATCCCAATTGGCGACGGAAAGTATTTTGCAATACCGAAGCCGAGGGAAATCGGTGTTCTTAGTTCGTTCTTTGAACGTTGTTTGGAATATGGAATAGGCGAAAACGACCACGCCTTTGACGAGTTTTACGCCTACGCATCGGAAAACTTTCTTCCACCAATCGCAAATGACATAGCACAAACGCCAACAAAAGGTGTTGTGGAAACTGGATTGAATATCATCGGCAGTTCTGCTGTAGGTGTTTTTGGATATTTAGGTGCAAATAGAGACTTCTTAGGTAGACCAATTGTATCAAGCGGTTTACAAAATCTCGAACCTAAAGACCAGTACACAGAGCGCACAAGCAAAATTGCTTACTGGATCGGACAGGCTTTCAACGGAAGTCCACAAGAAATTGATTACGCTATGCAACAAATACTTGGCGGCTGGTGGAAAGGGCAAAAAGCATTATTCCCTGTCGGTGGTACGAAAGACGCAGACTGGACGCTTGGTGTGGGTAATACCTATATCAAAGACAATCAGTACTCGTTAGATCTTACCAACTGGCTATATGACCGAGCAGATACGACTGAAAGGTCAAAAAATAGTGACCCAACAAATACCGAAAAAGCAATTGCGGCAAAGTGGGATAGTAATATGACCGAGTTTTACGGAACGTATTACAAAAAGGCAAAAGCTGACGTTGACACGACTGCTACAAGAAGCACACGCCAGCTCGTACTCGATATGATTTACGAGTATCAAAAGGGCATTGACGGCAACTACAAAACCAACTGGCAAGAAGTTGTCGAGGGTGTGTGTGAAGAAAAAGGCAGTACAACTTATCTACCGTCGGTTATGTCGGGTGAGGTAACAGACGGAAACGGCAACAAGCATAACTTGTCTGACGTGCAGTACGTTGAATACCAAACCGATTATTTGAGACTTTATTGGGAAACAATAGAGGACACTTTACCTAATGCAAAAACTACGGCAGAAAAAGCACGAATTATTTCAGCCGCTAAAACTGTTGCAAGGGAACAGGCGACAGAACGCACGCTTAAACGTATCGGCGCTCCCTCGTCAGAGTTCACGGCAAAGTATAGCGGCGTCGAGAATAATGACCTAACCACGTTTTTAGCTGGCATTGATAAAGCAAACGACGACGGTTCTGTTGAGAAAAAAGAAGTTGTTAACGTTATCTCGAATATGGACATAGACAACGACGACGCTTGGACGTTATATTTCAGCGAATACGACAGCAAGGGCGATATGTACGCATACAGCAAAGGAATTGACGTGGAAACCTATATGAATCTCCTGAACGCACTCAACGACGTTGATAAACCTACAGAATCGGGTAAATATGGAACATATACTCAAGATGAAGCATTCGAGGCTATCAGACAAATTGAGGGCTTAACAAGAAAAGAAAGAGAAATCTTGTGGCAGAGCGTAAACCCGAATTGGAAAGCAAGCAAAAATCCTTTCAGATAAGCAAAAAAGAAAGTTGGTTTAAAACACATTGAGCCAACTTTCCCAAGATTTATCCCAACTTTATAAGAAAAGACACTCTTTAATTAGAGTGTCTTTTTCTGTTTTTTACTGTTTTTAGAGACTTATTAATGCTGGCGAAATCTACACACTTAATACACACAACCCTTGAAAAACCTAGGTTTTATGCGGGTTTTCTTTACACATGCAGTAAAATGTTTTTAGTTAAATAATATAATAAAATTCTGATAATGTAAACAAAATTATTTTTTTACGGTAAAACCGACAAAGCCGTAGGGGATGATATCGTCCAGAATCACTTTATCGGCTTTAAGCTGTCCGCTGCCACAAATAAACTTAATATCCGAGTAAACGTCGCCTAATTCCACGGTCGGACAGAATGCGGTGTCCTCAAAAAAGTTCCATAGTCCGACAGTGAGCGCACCGTCACACTCTTTACATTGTATATACATTGACGGACAGCCGTAAACAAATGCGGGTAGCTTGTTTCCTGACAGCCACGGAATGACGGAAGCATACTGGCGCGCACGCTCGTAATGATATAAAAGATTGCTGTTTGGCTCTTTTGACACAATTCTGGTGTTTATGTTCAAAACCAAAAACCGCTCGCCGTCTGCATTTTCATAAATATATGAAACGGGAAGCTTTCCGCCTGCGGTATCGCTCAGAATTTTTGCGTTACTGTTTACGGAAATGTCAAAAAACGATGACCTGAGTGACAAAATGTGATTATTATTATCTAAAAAGTGTTCCTCGATACCGTCGCTTACCACATCGCCAAAGCGGGTGATGCCGACGTCAACACCGCGGTCGGTAAGTATTTTTGCGGCAATCCCGTCAATAATCATACCGCCTTTGAGCGCATCCTTTGGAATATGCCGAGCGTTTTCGTCAAAAACGGCACCGCAAATGCCCGCGCCCTCGTAGGTAGTGGGGATAGCGTTGTATGCAAGGGTGCGCGCCGCCGCGGAAAAGAACATATAATGCGGCTTTTGGCATTTTACAGGAGAGTCTGTATCCATATCGGCAAACTTGCTCTGATACTCATAGACCCGCACTCCCGCTGCGGTTTTATTTGAAAACTCTGCGTCAATTTTATTATATAATTCTCTGTTTCTTTGATGAAATGCTACGTAGCCCGTTTCGTAGTCTGCGTTTGAACAGTAGTCGATACCGTACTTAAGTATGCCGTCAGTCGCACCCGATGCACGAATTGCGGTGTCAAAGCCCTCTACAAAGCTTGCAGGACAGAGTGTTCGCGGGCGCGGATACGCGTCGCCCTCAGCCATAATCTCGATGTTTCGGTCGCGTGTCCACGCGCTTTCCATTCTCTCAAGCTCAACTGTGTCTGCAAGACGGTTGCCCCACGATTTTCGTGCCGCCCAGTACGGTGCACCGATAAGGCGGACAAACGGCTTGGTGTCGCCAGCAAGAATGTACGCAAGCTCACGCGCCATAATTCCGTCGATATCCCACGACGACAAGCACGCACAAGCACCGAGGCGGATTTTTGGGTCAATCTCATTGACGGCAGCGCGTATCTCGCGTGCAAAATCGCGGAATGCGTCGCCGTTTGCCTTGATATACGCGTCACGGTAAATGTTTTTTCCGCCATTCATAATATGCTCGCAAAGCTGTTCCCGCGTCGAGCTTTCGCCTGTGATTTTGTTGATTATCGCGATATGGTTATCGCATAGGCAGGCGGGGGCGTCGCCGAGAAAAGCGTATCTGAAGTCGTCGTCAAACATAATAACTTCAACACCGCATTTGGCAATATTTTTTATGTAGTCCTTTGCAAATGCAATAAAGCTTTTGTCGGTAGGACAGATAAATTCTTTAATATCCCCTCCTTTGACGTCGCGCATATTGCAAAAATTGTGTGCGCCTTTTATCCAGAACGTCCACACCCAAGCGCCCACCTCAAAGCCGTGAGCCTTAAAGTATGCGCAGTTTTCGGCGAGCTCGTCAAAAATGCTTTTTTGAACGTCAGGGTCGAGCTCATAGTTTGAAAGCGCAAGAAAAACACGCTCTGCATCGAGCTCCCGTAGCATTTCAACCAGCTTTTCTCTGCCTGCTCTTTTAATGTTTCGTAGAGTAATGGGAACAGAAATTTTATACATAGCAAATTCTCCTATATATTAAGTAAAACTACTGACGCAGTGCCCAGCGCAAAGCCTACAAGCTGAGCCTTTGTAAGCTTTTCCTTGTAAACAAAGCGCGAAACGAGAAATGTAATGACAATTCCGCCCGCCGAAACAAGCGGGAACATAAGAGCCGCACGCATTCTTGCCGACAACAGCATTATAAATAGGTTTACAATGCCGTTCATAACGCCGCAACCAAGCGCAAAGTACCAACCGAGCTTTATGCATCTGACAGCGTCGTTGCGCTCGGTTATTACTGACGTAATAATCAAGCCGATAACCACCGCTGCGAGTGCGATTATCATAAACTCGTTTTTGTACGCGCCGTCATACGCAACCTGCTGCATTTTTTGTACCGTAGAGCACATTCCGTTGCCCGTAAACGCAAGGAAAACATAAATCAGCCATTTGCCCGTGATTTTTACCGAGTCAGATTTTTTATTTATAAGAACAAGTGAGGCGGCAAGCAGTAAAAGTCCGGGGATAAGTCCCACACCAATCGGGTCTTTTAAAAAGATAAGTCCGTAAAAGGTGGGTATCATAAGTGCAAACGATACTATAAGAGCAGTAAGTGACAATGAGCCGTGTGCTGTTGCAAGTACGCTGAAAACGGTTGCCGCACCGTATGACAGAGCAAAGCCAAGCGCATACGGAATAAGTCCTGCCTCCCACTCAAAGCCACCCGACGAAACCACAAAAAACAGCATCGCTGCAAAGCTTGATATCGCGCCGAATATAAACGCGCCTTTGCCGCCGCTTTTTTGTGTGTACGGTTTCTTTATTATGTTCTGTGCCGATACGCCTATAATTATAGATATTAGTAGTAATGCGCTCAT